CTCGGTGGGCAAGCCCGTTGTTTCCGTATCAAATACCAAGACTTTCATTTTGTATAATACTTATTATGCATATATTGTATCTAATTAGATATTATAATATATAATCAATTTTGGGGGCTCTGTACCTTCGGGACCCTAGGCAAAAACATGTAGGCAAAAACACGTAGGTAGCACCAAATAAAATGGTTATATTATATATTATATAATTTTATCGATATAATATAGTACAGTACAGAAATGACCATTTATATTTTTGGATATGGTTCTTTAATGAATATGAAAGAAAATAGTAGAGAATTAGAGAATCCATTAAAGCGGAAAGTATGGCCGGTTCTAGTTACAGGATTAAAGCGTACATTAAATGTCGGTGTGGCCGACAATACGTATAAGGTGTTTGGTGTGAAAGATATGGCAAATAAATCTATAACCTGTAATGGCATATTATTTGCGGTATCGGACGATGAACTAGACAATATAATACATCGAGAGAGAAATTATACTGCCAAGGTTTTGAAAAAGAGTAGAATTCTATTTAATTATACTAAAAATAATAAAAATATTAATTTTACCTTTAAACCAAACGATGAAATTATTTGTTTTTATCCAAAAGCAAAATATAGTTTAACTCAAAAGCAAGCTCTTGCCTTGCCTGTCCGGAAAAACTATTTACCTATCTGTTTGGAAGGAGCCAAGGCTATCAGTGACGAATTTTTAAGTGATTTTTTGAAATGATATATCATTTTCATTACAAAATGCATTTATTTCACGTAATTCTTCTACTATTTTATCAAACCTTGTAATAATAAAACATAAATCATCAGACTTTTCATAATAAATTTTATTTGCTAGTGTTATTTGTTTATGATATTTAAAAAAATCGGCTTCTCTATTCCATTGATAATAATCATCCGATGCATTATTATCTATGACCATATCTACTAATTGTTGATAGGATAGTGTTTTATTTTCATCCGATAGTTGTTGGATACACGCGTTTATACTGCTACCTCTAATGGAAGTCATATCGCTGCGAAACGCCGGTATATCTTCATAATGAAATGTATAGTTTTCATCGATCGAATCGTATTCTTCAAACCCTAATAAAATTCCGCCGGCTGGTTGTAGGTTAACAGATGTCCCACGCGAATGGACAGATACATAGACATAGTTACCAATCGCATCTATAAATCTATTGGTCTCATCGTTATATATTCTATAGCGTACCATTACTATTATTCTATTACTATTATAATTACTATTTATTTATTTATTAGTATTTGAATTTCTGTATTTTATAAAATTGGTGGTAATTTTATAAAACTTGTTAATTCATAAAACTTGTTGAGTCATAAAACTTGTTGAGTCATAAAACCCCTACATACGGTCCTATTCCGGTTCGAACGGAAGGCCTTTCGGTTAACAGCCGAACGCTCTGCCAACTGAGCTATAGGACCTCAATATATATATGCGAAACTTCTTTAAGTTGTTTTTTGTACATTATTTATATGTTTTTCACGTTAATAAATATATAAGTTATTATAATTAAACATTATTGTATATAAACGTGTAATATTATACAATATTACTTAGATTATAATCTATCCCAATAAATCCATTAAAATTTTCCTTTATAATATCTATAGCAAACCCACGTTTATTTACGAGCTGTTGTGTTATTGGATCGTACCATTTATATTTATAGCCGTTTAATTGGTGCAGATATAACATATCACATATTTGTTGTTCTGATAAATTTACATTCGCCCAATTTGAATGGATGTTTTCATATTCTATATAATTATATCCTATTACATTCTTATCTGGGCATGCTCTAAGTATAAATTGAGGTATGTCATCATGTTTTGATTGTACTAATTCCCATATATAAAAATACAGAATTAAATCATTATTTTTAATAGAAATATTATTAAGATTATAATGTATAAAATGTTGAATATCCATTGTTTCTAGTAATTTATATCGCTCTTGTAATTTACTTTTAATATAAGTTTCTATATTCTGTTCTTGGTTATTCTTTTTATCCAAAGATATTGTAATATTTTTATGTAAAACATTATTGTTTATATATGATAAATTATAACTTAATTCAATATACCCATAAAAATTTTCCTTTTTTAACAGGATTGCGAAGAATTTTTTATTAACCAATCTATGTGTAAAGGGGTCATAATATTGAGATATTGTACCATTTAATTGGTTATTAATAATTCTTTTAATTAATTTGTCACGATTAAATTTAAAATGATGTTCGTTAGATATAACGTATTCTGTTTCATTATTAGATAGATTAAGTGCTTCTTTATTAGGAAAGACCTTTCTAGGAAAATGTATAGAACCATCACTAAATGTAACGATTTCAATCATAGCATAATGTAATATTAAATCATTATATTTAACAATCATATTATTGTGAATATAATTTATAAACGTGTTAATATCCGTAGTATCTAACAATTTAACTCTTTCACGTAGTCTATCTCTAATAAAATTATCTATAGACAGTTCTCTTTTATTCTTTTCGTCTCTCGATATAGAACCGTCTTTATGAAGAACATTTGATACTACTGTATTATTTTGTTTATACATACATATGAGTAAAATAATAACCAATAATATTATTGATGATCTGATGAGCAGAATATTTTTCATTATATAATTATTACCGAAAATAACTTACAATTAAAATCATATTATTATACGCCAAAGCCACATAACGTTGTTCACTATGTGAATATAGCTTCGATAGAAATAATATCAAAATATATGAATAACTTTTATAAAATATTTTGCTGGTACGTGTTAATAAATAATACCAGATAACCGTATAATGACAAAACTAATTTCTAAAATATAAAAATCTAAATTAAATAGAATATTTTTCAAATACACTAAATTAAACCTATTTATGAGAACCTCTCATTATATTAGATTATAATTATCTATTACAACACATTATTCTGTCATTAAACAACTTACATATTTGGTTATTTCAGTTGTTGCAACAAATAAAGAATTACAAAAAGCAAAAATTGGATTTACAAAAAACTACTATTTGGAATATGTAAATTCTATTTAAGTAGTATAATTATATACTTTAAAATTTGTTAAAAACTGGTCTTTTTCAGACCGGTACAAAAAAAACGAAAAATGACAAAAATAAATGTCATATTTTAAGAAATCGATTCTGAAATCCGAAAAACTCGATAAAAAAGTGATTTAGACCATAATGCTCTCATTTTCATTTTTTCATAAAAAAAGTTGTGATGGTAATTTTTTATGAAAAACAGTGGAAATATTGGAATAGTTTAGCAGAATCTTATAATTATATTATAATTATTTTAAGATAAATATAATATATTTATCAAATATACAATGCCCAAGATTGAAATTGACTACTCGAATACTATTATATACAAGATAACATGTAAAGACCCTAGTATTAAAGACGTATATGTAGGTCATACTACTAACTTTGTTCAACGGAAACACGCACATAAACAATGCTGTAAAAATGATAAGGCGTCAAATTATAAATGTAAATTGTACGATGTCATACGAAATAACGGTGGTTGGGAAAATTGGAACATGGAAATTATTAATTTCTTTAATTGTCATGATCATTATGAAGCCAGACAAAAAGAACAAGAATATTTTATTTTATTAAATGCCACATTAAATAGTATTGAACCCATGCCAAAACCTAAACCAAAAGAAATGATTGTACCAAAAACGATTATTAAACAAACCTTTTATTGTGACATATGTAACATACATTGTGATAGCAAACAAACATTTGAAGTACACAATAAAACAACCAAACATAATAAATTATTTGGAAATGCCGGAAATGCCGATGGAAATGCCGGAAATGCCGATGGAAATGTCAATTCATGCTTTAATCTACAATATCAATGTAAGGTGTGTAACTTTTCTTGTCAAAAAAAAAGTAACTACATATATCATACATATACAAAGAAACATCTTATAAAGGTAGATGGATTAATAATGGAGAAAAAAGTTAATAATTATACATGTACATGTGGGAAATGTTATATGTCTGCCAGTGGGTTATGGAAACATAAAAAGACGTGTGAAATAAATAAAGTTGATAATGACAATAATACTGTTACTAATATTGATAGTGATGGTGATGGTGAGGATAAAACTATAAACATAAATGATAATGAAATAACTAATTTCGACAATGAATATTGTGATAATTATAATGATACCGATAATGATACCGATAATGATACCGATAATGATACCGATAATAATTATAGTGTCAATACACCAACAGAAAATCTTATAATTTCATCGACGCCACCTCATAAAAAAACAAGCGAAGAATTTACAATGTTAACATCATTGGTAATGGAAGTAGTTAAAAATAACCACGAATTTCAAACACAAATGTTTGATGTGTGTAAAACCATGCAATCTAGTATTACAATGAATAACAATTGTAATAATAATAGTAACAATACCTTTAACCTACAGGTCTTTTTAAACGAAGAATGTAAGGATGCAATAAACATGTCAGATTTTATCGATTCGTTTACAGTAGAACTTGAAGACTTGGAAAATATAAGACGGTTAGGCTATGCTGCCGGTATGAGCAATATGATTGTAAAGGAATTAAAATTGTTAGACATCTATAAAAGGCCTATACATTGTAGTGACTTGCGCAGAGAAATCTTCTATGTAAAAGATAATAATGTATGGGAACGAGAAACGCCTGATAATAGTAATTTGAAAAAGGCGATATGCGGTTTATCTAAAAAGAATATGGTTAAATTAAGTGATTGGCGAGATAGATACCCCGAGTGTATGGATGTGGAATCGGAATATAATAATATATATGTAAAACTGATGATGGAAGTATGTGGCGGACGCGGCGACCAAACCTTGAGTGAAAATAAAATTTTCAAAAACATTGCAAAGGAAGTGGTGATAACCAAAAAACCGAATCATTAAAATACCTTTTAGAAAAAGGTATGGCCAAAATATACCTTTTATAAAAAGGTATCGCCAAAATATACCTTTTAGAAAAAGGTATCGCCAAAATATACCTTTTAGAAAAAGGTATCGCCAAATAATACTAGACCAGTTTTTTTATGAAAAGTGTAAACCATTCCCGTGCTTTATTTGCTACGGCTTTTTCAACATCTTCAGGTATAAGATTATTTTCTGTCAAAGTACCAGATTCTTCTTTAAATACATCATTGGTAATCCATGTGATAAATTTCCTAGTCTGTTTAATATCTGGTCTTTCACCATAAATAGTAAACACTTGTTCAATACCTTGATTTAATCGATTTTCGGTTACGGCATACTCAACAAAGTCAATAATAGAAGCCAACTTTTCGTTATTTGCAGATGCTGGTGTTATTGCTTTGGATGAAGAATGTTCATTACCCTTTGTTTTAAATCTACCATACTTTTCATTATACCATACCACACCCTCACCAATGCCATTAATGCCAAAATATTTACCGACCGGGCACTCTTTTTCCACCTGATAGGTTGTTTTATCTAATGTAGTTTGTGCGATTTGAAGATTGTTATAATCAATCGTTATTTTATAAGTAGGAAAAGTGTAGACATTCCATATAAAATGCTCTGGCGAACAAAATAGTTCAATGACATCTTTGCCTAGCCATCGACTATCAGCAGAATTATCTACGATTTTAACAGCAAAAATCATTAATCGTTTCTGTAATGTCGCCACTGCCACGTTATTTTGTATTCCCGCACCAAACCATTCACCATAAGCCACAATGGGTTTATCATCTTCACTCAACTGTGACAATACGCAACTTAAAAAATCTTTATTTTTCATGACAAACGTATGAAATCCGCAATTATCACTTTTATCACTTAATACGTGATTACGGGATTGAGCCCACAAGGTTTTTGTCATTGGATCATATCCAATACCGGCATTTGTTCCGTGAACTTTTACAAATCCTATATAATTTTCTATAGGTAGAGGTTTCGCGTGGTCGTATTGCGGTTTACCATTCTCATCACACCCAGTGAACGTTGTAGTTTCTTTAACTGCTCGAACATTATCTTTAAATTGGTGAATAGATGGAAAAGGATAAAATTTGGCCATTTTATTTATTTTATATGTATAATTATAGTGTTATATATCTTTATACCTTTTTATACCTTTTAAAAAGGTATCGCCAAAATATACCTTTAAAAAAGGTATCGCCAAAATATACCTTTAAAAAAGGTATCGCCAAAATATACGTTTAAAAAGGTATGGCCAAAAAATTGAAACTCAATAAAGTAGACTAATACCTACAACATCATACTAATAAATATAAAATGTCTTCACGATTGCGTTTAGGGAATAAAGGATATGTATATCTGATTATAGAGGATAGGGATGTACTTGATTATAAGTCAGGTATTATAGATATACATTCTAAAGTTGGATATTCAAATAATTATGATAATAAGTGTACTAGAGTGAAATACTCTTTTGGTGTAAATGCAATACCATTAAGAATGGTATATTGTAACAACGCACACTTGATTGAAAAAAAACTTAAAATAGCGTTAGCAAAATTTATACAAAGGCGTAAAGAATATCTCAAGGGTGATATAACAAAGATTTTATTAGCATTTGACAACGTAATTAAAAATGCTAGTACCGACAATGATTTTGAATATGATTTTGAATATGAAATTGAAAAAGTGGTTGGACATGAAGGTAATTTATCCAATCTTAAATCGAACAAGTTAAAGCTTTATATTAAATGGACAGGACATTATACAGATACTGATAACACCTGGGAACCTTATGAAAATATTAAAGATCTGGATATAGTAAAAGAATATAGAGAACAGCAATTAATGGAATGATTAAAATGTAAAATATTTGTATTTTTCTTATAAAGTTTACATCGGTTTTGCCAAGCTTTTGTCAAAAGCTTTTGCACAGACCAAACGTTTTCCTATGAAACGGGCTAATACCGTGTTCTCGAATACCCGCCATATGTTTTGCAGTACCATAGCCTTTATTATTCAACAAGTCATAATTGGTTATCAAATAAGGGTGTTCCTTACATAGTTCTTCAATATACGTATCGCGAGCCACTTTGGCCAATATAGAAGCAGCAGCAATAGCCGAGTATTTATTATCGCCGCCTTCAATGCATGTATGCTGAATTTGTACAAGACCTATATCGTCATCCATAACAACTACAGGTTTGAAATCATTACCGTCAATAAGTAGATGAAATTTGTCGTTTGTTACGGTAGCAGTAGTAGCATCTGTAAAACTCTTCATCACCCCCTTAATCGATCGGTGCATAGAATTATGTGTCGCATTTCGGATATTGACACTGTCGACTTCGGCTTCATCGGAATACGTGACGCACCATGCTATAGCATTCTGTTTAATATATTCGGCCGCTTCTCTAATCTTTTTTTCGGAATGAAATTTCTTGCTGTCTTTCATTAAACTATGATTAAAGGCAACTTCACAGATAGGATTGACCAGTATAACCGCCGCGGTATAAACACGACCCATCATGGGACCCCGGCCGGCTTCGTCAACACCGATTTCTATAGTATCTGTATTACCGTCCGTATAACATTTATCCAAGACCTTTACAGTACTTTTTTTTCTTTTCTCTACCTTTTCTTCATCGTCAATAATTAATAAATTATTTTTACTTTTATTACTCTTGGTAGTCATTTTATTCTATTGTACTATAGAATAAAATAAAGAATACACGATTCAATTTTACTCTATATACTTTTTAAAAAAAGTATTTTACTCTATATACTTTTTAAAAAAAGTATTTTATACAAAGTATATATATAATGAAGTGGAATTTTAAATTAAACGGGTTACATTTATTATATATATTTTTAATTGTACTATTTTTGTTTTATGCTTTAGGTTTAGGGCCTACTATAGAAAGTTTTACTGATACAGATACGACCCAAGGTACAGGGATGAGCGGTGTGGCTAGAGCAAATATGGATAATGCGCAAAATAGCACTGCTGGTGCTGCTGGTGCTGGCACTGGATGGACCAAAGGTACAGGGATGAGTGGTGTTACTAGAGCGAATATGGATAACGCACAAAATCAAAATGGCGATCAAAATAGCGATCAAAATAGCGATCAAAATGGCCAATTGCCATCCTTTCTTCAATCTATTAGTGAAAAAGCAGAAAATATGATTTATGGTAATGATGATAATACTAGTAATAATATTGGCAAGTATGGCAAACAACAAGGCAGCTCATCCTCATCCTATATTGGACCTGCGGGTGACACTGTCCTGGTAGATAACCCCAGACAACCCTTACAAATACCGATGCCGAAGCAACCGCAACCGCTAGGTATTCCCAAATCGCAAATACCGGCCGGTAATGAAGACATGTATATTTTGAAATCACAGGTGATACCGCCGGTTTGCCCAGCCTGTCCTACCATGTCGTCGTGCCCGAGACCTGCCCCCTACCCACCATGCCCGCCCTGCTCTCGCTGCCCCGAACCAGCCTTTGATTGTAAAAAAGTCCCCAATTACAAAAATGCCGAAAACTCTTACTTGCCGCGCCCCGTTTTAGCTAATTTTAGCCAGTTTGGAATGTAACCTATAGTTTTGCGTAAAACTATAGAACCGATTCAAATAAAAAGGATTTAAATAAAAAGGATTTAAATAAAAAGGATTTAAATATATTTTTCGTATATATTTAAATCGGAAATGTCACAAGAGCAGAAGCAAGAGCAGCAGCAGCAAAAGCAGAAAATAGAAGCAACTAAATTAGCCGATTTGAAAAAAGAGCTGGAAGACAAAGGCACGACCGCAGTGAAGAATTTATGGAATGATAACACTGTCACACTCGATAAGCTATCTAACGTAATGGAACAGGGACATATAGAATTTGTAGAGAAAACGGGACGACCAATGACCTATAGTGAAATGAGAGAACTGTATGGTTAATCACTTATCGTCTGATAATAGTATTGATTCTTTACCCTGTAAAAAGACCGAGTATACTATAATTCTATGAGGTTCTATAGGAACAAATAAAGAATCTGCCAACAACGTGTTGTGTTTGTATAAAAAATAGCAAACCGACGCATATTTTTTATTAATAAATCTACCATAGTGTAACAATTCCTCTTGCTCTAGAATATCATGATTAGATAAATTGTAGCAGTTTTCATATTTTAATATATAATTGTCTTCGGGTTTTTCCAATCTATATTTATCCTCTGTGATTCGGATAGCTTGTGTGGTAGGAAACCAACACTCTTTAATGGTCGAGTCGCTTCTAGATATACCAGTCGACTTGTAAAAACCCATATTAATGGGGATTTCAGTATCATTTATAACCATAGACGTTACATATACTATAGGGCGTCCGCTTATCATGGCTATTGGATGATATTTTATACAAGTTATAGGTTCTTTGCTTAATCTATTGAATATAGAATTTAAAGTGGTTTGAGTATCATTTATATCGTTACACATAAATCTTAACATTGATAGGATATTTGCTTTTCTTAATACCGCTTCTGGATCTTTTACTGGTATTTTTATTTTTAAGTTTAAATTCGGTAAAGAAGCAGTAGCAGTAGCAGCAACCATTAATCAATATCAATATATTTATATACAATTTATACTTTTAAATCTATTTTAGTAGAGAATATAAAAATAAATACTCTACTCTAACTTCGCGTCTTGATACATTTTTTATCAATTTGTAGAGTTTTACTTCTTTCCTCTTGAGGCACTATTTTAATAATACATTTGGCTTTCTTGCCATACAAAGGTTCCGTACAGCCTTTCTCTTTGCTTTTGCTGCCTTTTTTATTCTTCAACGTTTGTTTATATTTATTAATGTCGAATAATTTGGGCTTTTCATCTGTACAACGCGAACGAAAATGTTCATAACGTTCCCGCACATCACAAAAAGACAAACCAGATTTTTTTCCCAACATTTTATTAACCGTTTCATGTAATTTATAAATATATCGGGAAAACCCGTCACGGTCTTTCATATCGGCCATTGTAATTGGACTCAACTTTAAATTGTTGGTCAGATTTTGTCTACAATATTTACACGGTAATATATGCCGCAAATTCATAATAAATTCTTTATAGTTCTTTTTATCTTCTAGAGTTGGTTTTACAGGATAATTGAACGACATGGTATGAAGAAAATGCCACATACCCGGTCCCCATACTGCCGTGAGCATTCCATCGCCGCTGTAATAATCTTTTTTTTTAAAGATTCGTTTTGTTTTATTTTTGGTCGACATTCTTTTTCTTCTACTAAATTAACATTATATAAAACCTTTTACCAAATAAAACAACCTTTGGACCAAATCATATAAAAGTACTTTTTGTAATACTTTTTTAAAAAGTATTATAAAGAAAGAAAATAAATGTCTACGTTTCATACTTATTCCAACAATACCAAATCCATCTATATTATTACAAGTGTGGCTCTCCTATTAATTGTTATTAGCACCATAGCACCTTTAGGGTTAAGCATGTTTAAAACGATACTCGTGAATAGTATTGCTTTAGCACTTGTAAGTTATGCTTTATATAAAAATTGTGTAGAAACGAACAAGCTAGTAAAAAGTCTACCCGATTTATTTAAAAACGAGCGATTGACGGGTATACGAAATAACGTCATACTCAGTTATTTATTATGCACATCTCTTCTAGTACTGATTTTATATTTTATCTGGGGGGCTCTGTCTATTTAACTCTTGCCCTTACCCCGTTGAGTAGGGGCTCTGTCTATTTAACTCTTGCCCTAGTTCTGCCTACCTGATCTTTTACAATGTTCGTTTCAATATAGATTGAATTCTATCGACTTCGCTTATTGTTATGGCATCTTTAGCAGCTTTATCATAATAACCTTTTACTTTTATAATAGCGGTATAATATGCTGTATCCGTCAAATAATGGCTACGCAATATCTCTACATATTTTCCTTCTACTGTTTTAAATAGCATTATATAATGGTATAATTATTATATAATAATAAATAATCTTTATACGTTTAAGATATAATCATAAATTATTCTACTCTATTATATATATTAATCATGGACGCAGTTAGAAAACAATTATCTGCCATTGTTTTAAATAAAACGTATATGATGATAGTTATCATCACGCTCTGTTTTTTAGCAGCAGCACTTTATACTTGGCGCCGTTATATAAGCTCTAAAATAAAGCCGTCGTATGTCGCGAATAATGAATACACAAATGAACCCAAAACATCAGATGTAGTAGATTTATATTATTTTTACACCACTTGGTGCCCGCATTGTAAAAAATCCATGCCTATTTGGCAGGCACTCAAAAGCGATATTGGTGATACTAAATTTAAAGGCTACCGTATTAACTTTTTAGAAGTAGACTGTGATAAAGATAAAGCGTTGGCGGATAAATTTAATGTTCAAGGTTACCCGACGATATTAATGGTAAAAGGAAACTCTGTAATCTCGTATGATGCAAAACCAAGCAAAGACACATTGATAGAATTTCTCAATAGTTCCCTTTGAGGGTGTAGATAATTTATATTTTGTAAAATGAATTACATAGTAAATATATGGGAATACAAGCAGAAAATTCAGTAATAATATGAAATGGAAAATAATTAAAATTTTTTAGAATATATTGACAATTAATAATTTCAAAAATTTGAAAAAAAAGTACAACAGCACTAAAAAAAATAATATAAATTATACTTTGTTTTATGTTTCCTGATAAATAACTATAGTTAAAAAGCATTATTAAAAATAATAAAATTAAAAAGGTTATTATGTTGTAAATATGTGAAACTTTTTGAGTGATAATATAAATGTCAAATAAATACAAAAATAATAATGTATAAATCTGCCAATTCATTAATTTCTTTTTAGTAACATGATTTAATAAAAGTAAAAAAAACAGTGTTGAACCTATAGCTGAAAAATGTGTTAAAAAAAATTGACTATGCTTAAAATTTTTGACATGTGTAGTATGTGAAAATGTATGAAATATATTGAATATTAAAATTGATACCAAAAACAGTCTTGAATATAAATTATTTGATTTTAATAAATAATATATAATTATACAACACAAAATAAAATTTATTGTTGTTGAATATGGTTGTGCTACGCCGTTATTTTGTGGTACTTCACAACTATTGAAGGGAAATGTATATTTATTCATTTTTAACTATATATTATATTACTATAATTAAATAGTTAAAACGTATCGGGTAAAAACAAATAAACCAGTCCTGTAATATGGCACTATCGCTTTAAATTGTTTTAATTAAGTAGTTAACTATAACAATTTATTTTGGCTCAAAGGCTTTTCCCTGCCCCACCCCCTTTTCAATCAACCCTGCTCGCCGCTCTTCTGTTGAAAGTGCCAATAGCCATGACCCTACACCGTCTAAATCCTCTACTCTACATCGAACCGTATTTTTAATATCCTCTTGGTCGCATTCGGTATCGATATGTTTTTGCATCTTTCGCATTAACACCAGTAAAAAGTCCATTATAGAAGAATCTGTGGTTATCTGATACTCGTCTAAAGACCAAATGTTTTTAAAGGCCAATAGTTCATCCTTGTCGACACATTCTTGCTGCGCAATACAGTCGTTCAATGGGTAAATATTTAACAAACCACCATCAATAAAACAGCCTCCTCCCTCTTCGCAAATGGGTTTAAAGACAAAAGGAAAGGCGGTTGTCATACAAAGTGCCTTGATAACTGTCATGGTAGGATGAGTCTTGTAGGAAATGTCTACTTTATCCATAAAACCAGTATTTAAATTGGTGCTGTAGAGATGAATGTCTATTTTATTAAAGTCGTATAATTCTTGTAAGGTTATATCGATCGATAAATCTTTGGCCTCGAGTAGAGGTTTAAGCGATTCAATGATAAAAGCATCACCCAACAACCCTTTACTGTCAAACGCTTCCAATAAAGACATGGCATTGATATTTATTATTTTTTCCCATGGACGTTTAATAAAGTAGTCATCTAGCCAAGCCCAATCATAATTTAACGAAATAATAATACCCATATAGGCACCAATAGAACAACCATAAATACTTTTAATATCTGCCAAATCCCAAAACCCTTGTTGTGCCAAATATTTAGCCGCACCATAGGTAAGCAGACCGGCCGGCCCACCGCCACTAAATACCAAATGCTTTATAGTAGACATAGTGTGTTAAGTATATAATAGTTTAACGTAATATTTATATAACTTTTTTCTTATTAACTATAATCAAAGATAAAAATGAATACTATTTTTACATTGGGCAATGAAACGGATGAAAACAATAGTATTAACTTGGACGATTTATACGAGCGGAAAAAACAATATGATCTCAATACGCTTTCTATATATAATAAATTATTAAATCGAATCCATAATCGGATTAAAACAGTCTCTCGACAACAATTGAACGAACAGTATTGTTGGTATGTTGTGCCGGAAATAATATTAGGTATACCCAAGTTTGATCATGGGGCATGCACTGCTTATTTGATTGATAAATTACAGAGCAATGGCTTTATTGTTCGATATACACATCCTAATTTATTACTTATTTGCTGGAAAGATTTTATTCCGTCCTATGTACGCGACGAAATTAAGAAGAAAACAGGTATTGTTATAGATGGTAAAGGTAACAAGGTTGAAAAAGGTGACACAGATGCACAACAAAAAATGTCTGACGATCCAAATGAATTAATGTTTCAACGCGGAAATAAATTGGCTATTGAAAATAAATCGAATAAAGAATTCAAATCGATTGATTCGTACAAACCCACGGGTAACCTTATTTATAATGAAAATCTATTGAAATCGACATTTAAAACAACCTTTTGAGAAAAGGTTGAGCCAAAACCAACCTTTAAACCAACCTTTAAAAAAGGTTGAGCCAAAACCAACCCCTTTAAACCAACCTTTAAACCAACCTTTAAAAAAGATTGAGCCAAATTCAGTGTTAAAATGTAGGTTAAAATCTAGGTTGTGTTTTGGCCCAACCTTTTCTAAAGGTTGGTTGGTTTTAAAAAGTTGTATATATATAACAAAAACAAGATGAACATATTGAAAGAAGCGTTGGCATATATTGTTTCGTTTAGTTTAACTATATTTGTTTTAGTCTATTTGCTGGACTTGCCGAAATATATATCCGAAAAACCAAAAGTAGTAGACTTGTATACTAATAAATACCTGGTTAAATCTTTTTTGTATGAAATGTTAATTATTGCGGCATATATTGGTATAACAGATTTTATTATTAAGGTGTTTAAGGTTAGTGAAAACTATAAGAAATTAATATTAGTTAATATGGTAACAGCCTTTTTTTCAGGGTTATTTGTTTTGTTATATAAATATGCACCACATTCACCCACTATATTTAACCGATGGTTTAAAGCCACCGGCTGGACATATGTGTTGTATGAAGTTATTTTAGTGGGGACAATATATCACGTGTATGAACATTTAGCTCATAAATTTATAGGCTCATAAATTTATAGACTCATAAATTTATAGACTCATAAATTTATAGGATCATAAATTTATAGACTCATAAATTTATAGGCTCATAAATTTATATAAAAAGTATATATAATGAACATACATCATAACACCACCAACACAACCATAAAAGTATTAGTGTTGGTTGGAAGTGAACCTTTAGCAGAGAAAATAACTTTTTCCGATGGGTCAGTTCAATACAGAGGTCTTTATTATGATATGTGGTCGGTAATGAAAAAAAGTTTGACGACCAAATATCAGTTTGAAGAAGAGTTTCAAGTAAATAGCGATTATAATCAAATCATTGATTCCATTAACAAAGGTACCTATGACATTTGTATAGCACCTTTTACTCCTAATTTTGAACGTGTTGATAAGGTTAATTTTACAAACTCTATCATATCTGATTCGCCGTCAATATTACATTTCAAACGACTAAATTATTTTAATACAATATATGAATTAATAAAAGAAGTATTTATACTACCATTGCTAATAATTATCCTATTGGGCTTGATAATAGGTACATTATTTTATTATGTAGAGAAGGATGGGTGGAACGCACTTGGAATAAAAAAAGCACATTATTTTCGCAAAGCATTTTTAACAATAGTATCTTCTTTTTTTGGTGAATCCGGATTTTTAACTGGAACAAATACGCTTCATATCTATAATATTATGGTTATCATATTTATTTTAATGCTTTCTACTATTATTACCATGTATGTACAAGCAAATGCTACTAGCAAAATGATTGAGTTAAATAGTCAAGGTTATTATAATAGACAAACTATTAAAGGTAAACACTTTATAACGCAAACAGGATATGACGATGGTCGACAAGTGGAACAATGGGGTGGTAAAGTTACCTATGTAGATAAGCCGGTGGATATTATTGTTAAAGAATTTATAGAAAATCCGTCAAAATACAATGGCGTTGTATTGGATAGAACCGAATCATATTATTACGTTGATTTATATAAATATACGCACCCGGATTTAACAATTTCGTATTCAGATTTTGGTTATATCGATCAATGTTTTCCAATAAATAAAAATAGAGTTGATTTTTTAACAGATGTGGATTTACAAATTATGAATATACAAACGTATGGTTTTACCGAAAAAATTTGTAGAGAATATAGAGACCAGTCATTGGTGAATTTGTGCGTTCACTAATACTTTTTTGACATACTTTTTTGACATACTTTTTTGACATACTTTTTTCTAAAAAGTATTTTCTAAAAAGTATATATATAATGATAATGCATCACAGTACAACAAATCATTTACATGTCATGTTTGTTATTATGGTATTATCCGGCTTTCTGACAACTATGAATGTATGGGCGGATTCTATAAATGATATCAGGTTTAGTTTGAATGATTTATACATGACATTATTGATGACGGGTTGGATGTTTATTTTTATGGGGTTATTTTATAAACAACATAAAACATTTTTAATAGGTATATTACTAGCCATTGTTAATTTTTGGTGTATACGCTCACAATTTATGATTTCACAACAACAATATATATTAGGTATGATACCGCATCATTCAATGGCTGTTCATATGAGCAAAAAAGTATTGGAAAATAACGATTTAAATAATAATATAAAATTAAAATCGTTTGTAGAAAATATAATTAGTAATCAGTCGAAAGAAATAGTAGAATTAAAAAACAATGTGTAAAATCAATAACGTTTTTTATTTTTACGTGTTTTTTTAAAATACTTGCGTTGTTTTTTACGAGTTCCTCCGGATGCTTTCGCTACACCAACAGTGGTCATATCAGTCGCTGTTATAGGTTTTGTTGTAGGCAAAGCCGCAGCCGATGTAGTAGTCATAGTTGTTTTTTCAAGTTCTTTTTCAACTTCATCCTCAAATGTCGATGTCGGTGTATGAATGACATCTTTTGCTTCCTCTTCGGCTGTAACTGCGCCTTCACCTGTAACTGCGTATTCACCTGTAACTACGTCTTCACCTGTAACTGCGTCTTCACCTGTAACTGCGCCTTCAACAGCCTCTTCACCTGTAACTGCGTCTTCACCTATAACAGCGTCTTCACCTATAACAGCGTCTTCATCTGTAACTGCGCCTTCAACTTCTGCTGCGTCTTCATCTGTAACTGCGTCTTCAACTGTAACTGCGCCTTCACCTTCGGTTTCTATAGCAGTTACATCTTCCTCTGGTGTCCCCGCCAACGTAGTATCAATACTTGTTTCCAGCATTTTAATTTGTTCTTTAGAAGTATCAATAATCTGTTTTTCAACAATAGCTTCAAATATTTCAAGCCCTTTCAAAAAATCATTTTCACATGTAATGTATAATTCTATAATTAGTTTCCGAGCCATTTCTATAATGGTCTGTAATTTTTTCTCGGTTAACGTCGGGTTGACCACAATTTCTTTTTTATTGGTAATTATATTGGTATTGAATACGAAAAGTATATCAATAATTTCCAATAATTTATTTTGATTTTCCGTTGTTACATTCATCATAGTTTTTACATGGTCGGCGTAATCCTTAAACAATTTATCTTTCAATGAACCCTTATAACCAGATGACTTATTGTATAATCCCTCTGGTTTACATCCTGGACTTTTATGAAAGTCTTTTAATGGAATCTGACTAAATTTTGTAATGGTTTTTTTACCTTTATTGTCCAATGGTATATCTTTACCCGTAAACGCTTTATAGAAATTTGCCACGTCCTTTTCATATACATCAGCGCGCATCGTATCAGTCATACCAATAAAATCGCCATGGTCATAATCATATTTATCATAATATAATTTTTCCAACTCTGGAATACCGGGTTCATTTGAAAGAGTAGGGTTTTCGACCGAATTCATGTGGCAAAAACTCGGTTTAACTGTAATGTCGCCACTGCTGCTACTGCTGCTACTGCTGCTACTGCTGCTACTAGAAAAATCTTGGTTATTCACCAAAGCATCAATGCGTTTATTACATATATTAATCCGTTTTATGGTGACAGTAGCATGTTCGGGGATAGATTGCTTTTCTGCCAAAGAACTGGTAATGCTCTGACCACTCGCATCAGTATGTGAATACGTCGGATTTATAGTAGTAGAAATCGCAGCAAATAAATGTGCCACTTTTACATAATGTTTAGCAATGCCAATACACAATCGCCGTTTTTGTGTCTGGTTGCGCACGTCTAAATTTGGCAGGTTAGCTGTATTTAGAAAAATCACATTATCTTTATCCATATAATTAACCTCTTCATCGCCTTTAAGACGCTGTGCCAGATATTCTACTTCTAAATTACTTAAACTATTGGCTATTATTTTGGATGTAAGAATGACTAATTTATTGCAATAGCCCATATCGGATAATTTTGTCATATCCTCGAAATTTTGAGTTAATATATAGTTGGCCGCCACATAATCGATAATTTCAGCTAATGATTTTTTGGGCGTGGATGAATCTTGCTTGTTTTGTGAATTACCCATTGGTATTTGTATATACATAATACTTTAAAACCCGCTTTTGAAAAAAGCGTGGCAAAACCGATGTAAATTAGCTTTTGAAAAAAGCGTGGCAAAACCCGCTTTTGAAAAAAGCGTGGCAAAACCGATGTAAAGTGTAATGTCAAAGTATTGTATTTGTTTTTCAAGCTTTTCTCAAAAGCTAATTTACCTCGGTTTTGGCAAGCTTTTATCAAAAGCTGTGGAAAATTGAATTAATATAATTCATAAATTAAAATCTCAACAATACTAATTATAATGACTGCTCATGCGGAATTGACAAAAACGAAAAAGATTAAGAAGACTGAAAAGGTAGATAAAAAAGCATTATGGGACATGTTCGATGAGAGCGAGGGTATAACAGAGGGCGATGATAGCGAGGGAAAAAAGCAGCACAGCAAAATAGAATGTGTGTATCGAGCGTCGGGTGAGCGAGAAAGTTGCGAGTGTTGTCAATCGTCATTATCCATCACCGATGAAGGATTTTTAGCCTGTACAAATAAAGCGTGTGGCATTATTTATACAGATATTTTAGACCGTAGTGCCGAGTGGCGTTATTATGGTGCTGACGATAATCAGGGCGGTGATCCTACCAGATGTGGTATGCCAATTAATCCTTTATTGGTAGAATCGTCGTTCGGCTGTAAAGTGGTCTGTCCTAGCAATTCCAGTTATCAAATGCGAAAAATAAGACGTTATACGGAATGGCAATCGATGCCGTATAAAGAAAAATCGCAATATGATGAATTTCAGCGTATTACTATCTTGGCCAATCAAGGCGGTATTCCTAAAATTATTATCGACGATGCGGTTCGGTATCATAAGAAATTGTCCGAAGCCAAAACATTTCGCGGGCTTAATCGGGATGGTATTATTGCGGCGACCATCTATATTGCGGCACGCATTAATGGTTGCCCCCGCACAGCCAAAGAAATCGCCACAATATTTCATATTGACAATACCAGTGCTACATTGGGTTGTAAGAATGCGATATCTATTATTAATGAAATAGAAAACGACATGGAAAATGATGATAAAACATCGCTCTGTAATACGACGCCGTTGTCTTTTATTGACCGCTATTGTAGCCGTCTCAATATCAATGCGGAACTGACAAAATTATGTAAATTTATCGCTGTTCGCATTCAAAAGAATAATTTAATCCCGGAAAACACTCCGCATTCTATTGCGGCTGGCATTGTCTACTTTGTCGCACAACAGTGTAATCTAAATGTCAGTAAGAAAAGCGTGAATAATGTGAGCGAAATCAGCGAAGTGACGATTAATAAATGCTTTAAAAAACTAGAATCGATGCGAGAAAAGTTGATACCGCCCAGTGTGTTTGACAAGTACAAGTAAAGGGCAAGGGGCAAGGGGCTACACCCCTTCAGAACCCCATACAAGGGGTTACACCCCATACAAGGGGTTACACCCCTTCAGAACCCCATACGAGGGCACGGGGCAATCCAATACAAGGGCAAAAAGTAACCGAATTATTTATACAATATTTTTTAACATAGTATGGGGCTGCGTCTTGCCCTGGTTAGGGGGTTTTGAAGGGGCGTAGCCCCTTGTAGGGGGTTTTCAAGGGGCACAGCCCCTTGGTTAGAGATTATAAAGAGCCGGTATACGTACATTATATTTTTTAGGAATTTCATTTTTTAAACAATTAAATTCAATCGAGAAATCGAAATTATTATTCTGAAAGTCAACTAGTCGTCCATCATGAAAACGGAATTTAAAAATAAGCCGGACAATTCGTTCAATGGGTGGATCATATTGAACCACATTTTGTAAAAATAGAGAGCGTGAATCTTGATTTATATAATTAGAGCTATTAATAGGTATCTTGGCGAAAGCCGAATTTACCTTACCATTATAGGCGTTATTATCAAACATTTGACATGAACTTTTATTATAAGGATATAGCTCATCATAGGAATTGTATTTATCTACTTCCATATAAAAACAGGTGTCGCCGGTTATGTTAGCAGTATGAGGAGCAATAACAGAAAACAAATTCTTATTTTGTATAGGATTGTAGTTTTGCTTATCAAACCCTAAATTATATGGCAGACCCCAATTCGCATACTGATTCCACATGACAGGATTGGTGTTATAGTTATTACAGGTAGTGGTATATGGTACTTGTATATCAAAATTTAAACTGAAATCTGCTACAGATTGAAATGAAAATTTTTGTGAGATTGGATTATAAGAACAATCCGCGACTACTTTATTGAAAGATAAATCTGTAGTTATTTCAGCAGCCATCTGTTGTGGTGTATATATTCCGGATTGTATTTTTAAGGGAAATTGTGTATCACCGTTCATTAAAAATTGCGTATTTTGATAATTGTCACTAAAGACATAATATTGGCCAGGGAAATTACATTGGACCAGACGAAGCGACTGAACATTATACATGGTTTCCGGCAAAATAATTTCAAAATAGTTGGAATTTGGGTATTTGGTAATATCACGATCTACCGAATGAACTGTCAGCAATCGCCGATCTAAAACATAATTTTGTTCTCTGTTGATTAAAGGTTTTGAATTGCCCAAATTATAGGAAACGCCGCTCATTATATTATTACATATACAAAATAATATATTGAACTCGGTAATACTCGCATTTGTATTTAAAGAGTATATCCAAATATATGAAAGTTTACTTGGTCAGTACCTATATATCTACTTAATGATAGTTGGTCACCACTATTTAATACTATGTTAAGTATTTGAGGTTTATTATAATCGATACTATTACATTGTATATAAGAATTATTTAATTGTATTGAATATGTTGTGCCGTTATTTATACCAACGAGCGTTGCCCATATTGAAGTAATTACGGTATTTGAATTGCTGTAATATGTTAATGAGTTGACTCCTGAACTTAATATTTGATAACTTGCGAGGGATGATTTAATACCTAAAGCCGTACAATTAATATTGTTTACCCCGGGCGATGATACAATAGCATAAATACTGTCACCTGTCGCCAGTGTGATATTCAATGAGGGGGGTAAAGTTTTTGTCTGATCATTGTTATAGATTATATAATTATTAGAAGATATATCTATAACGCCAGACGGTATGACGGCAATGTTATAGGTAAAATTAAATCCAATAGCTGACAGTACATATAGATTGTTTATAATTGTTGGTGCGTCTGCTTGGTAAAGTAGACCGGATACATCATTATTAGGAAAGCTATTAAAATTAAAAGATACATCTCCTAAAAAAGAATTATAACTATTGGTAGAAAATGGACTATACAGTATTTCTTTATGTACGGTATCATAATAGAGATTATTTATACTTTCAGTGCCTTTGCGAATAGGGGCAATGTAGAGCGCGTTACTAGCATCTGAATCTAATACAGTTCCTTGAGCATTTAAAATGATGGTGTTGGCATGTTGACTAGTTTCACCAGCACTATAACCAATAGCGACTGAATAAGATGCTTGACCCGAATAACCCGCATTTGATCCTACTGCAATCGCAGAAACTCCTTGACCGGTATTACCAGCATTTGAACCCAATGCAATCGCACTACTACCTTGTTCAGTAGTACCAGCAGCTTTACCCAATGCTATCGCATAAGTTCCTTGACTGGTATTACCCGCACTTTCACCAATAGCAATCGCAGAAATACCTTGACTGGTATTACCAGCATTTGATCCTAATGCAATGGCACTAGAACCTTGACTGGTATTACCAGCATTTGATCCCAATGCAATGGCACTAGAACCTTGACTGGTTAGACCTGCGGATGGACCCAGTGCAATCGCACTAGATCCTTGACTGGTTTGTCCTGTATAATGACCCAACGCAATCGCATAACCTCCTTGACCAGTTTGACCTGCATTTAAACCCAGTGCAATCGCATAATTTTCTTGATTTGTTAGACCAGCATTTGAACCCAAAGCAATCGCATACATTCCTTGACCAGTATAACCAGCAGCTGAACCCAACGCAATCGCATAAATTCCTTGACTGGTTTGACCAGCAGCACTACCCATAGCAAACGCACTGCTGCCTTGACTGGTTTGACCAGCAGCACTACCCATAGCAAACGCACTGCTGCCTTGACTGGTTTGACCAGCATTTAAACCCATAGCAAACGCATTAGATCCTTGACTGGTTTGACCAGCATTTGATCCCATAGCAAACGCACTGCTCCCTTGACCGGTTTGACCAGCATTTAAACCCATAGCAAATGCACCAATGCCTTGACTGGTTTGACCAGCATATGAACCCAATGCAAACGCTACACTTCCTTGATCGGTATTACCAGCATTTAAACCCAATGCAATCGCACTTTGTCCTTGATTAGTTTGTCCCGAGTTTTGACCTAACGCAATCGCATTTTGTCCTTGACCGGTATTACCAGCATATGAACCCAATGCAATTGCACTTTGTCCTTGACTGATTTTACCAGCATTACCCCCCATCGCAATTGCTTCATTTCCTTGACCGGTTTGACCCGCATAACTACCAATAGCAACCGCATAGTTTGATTGACTAGTTTGACCAGCATTATTACCAATAGCAATCGCATATAAACCTTGACTAGTTTGACCTCCATAACAACCTATAGCAATTGCATATGATCCTTGCCCAGTATTACCAGCATATGAACCCATCGCAAACGCACTACTTCCTTGACCAGTTTGACCCGCATTTAAACCAATAGCAACACTAGAACTACTAATCGAAAAATAATTTTCAATAGTCAACACACCGCCGCCAGTTATATTTAAATTGCCACTCAAATAATCATATGTTAAATTGGTAGAACCAGTAACACCTGATCCATTATAGAACAAAATAGAACCAGTAGGGCCTGAACTAAATCCTACGCCAGTAGGACCAGTAGGACCAGTTACGCCTGTTGGTCCAATTGGCCCTACGAATGGCCCAACATTATTCCATGTGTCATTCAAAGCATACGCCCATAAATCACTTTGAATAATATAGCCGTCTCCGGCAGTTGCACCGGTTGGACCAGGTAAACTGCCAGATGAATCTAATGAGCCTAATATTCGAATGGTACCTATAGGAATATCTCCAACAGTAGATCCCAGAGGTATGTTAATAGTGGACCCATTGGCACTAATAGGATTGCCACCTATATAGAGTGTTTTGGGAGCGATAAAAACTTCGTTAATTGGCTTATCACTTGTTCCCATAGTAGCATTATTATTTCCAGACAGCATAGGCACATTAAAATAAATATTACTACCATCAAAAGTTAAAGCATTATTTGTAAACACATTATTATTAGTATTGGACAATAGATATTGGCCAGTTACGCCAGTTATAACAGCTGTGCCTGTCGCATATACAATACTAAAATTTTTCGTACCAACATATGGTAATACTCGTCGAGAAGCTAATGCCTTACAACTGCTATTACTAAAAATAGTTGTACTACGATTCCACCATGTTTTACCATCACTGCTATAGGCTAAATCATTGGTTCCATTTCCACCAGCTACCCATAAACTCCCATTCCAGGTTACTGTATTACACTGCGATGCAGTAAAAATTGTATCAGTCTCACCATTAACCGATGGAGTCCAATTCATACCATCACTGCTATAGGACAATGGGTTTGTTCCTTCACCACCAGCTACCCATAAACTGCCATTCCAAGCTACTGATAAACACTTGTATTGATCAAAAATCGTAGTACCGGAAGAAGTCCATGTAATACCATCACTACTATAGGCTAATGTGTTTGTATTTCCAGTTGTTCCGTTGCCACCAGCTACCCATAAACTGCCATTCCAAGCAACCGTATTACACTGTACGCCATCAAACATGCTAGTACCATTAGAAGAATCCGTCCAAATTTTACCATCACTGCTATAAGCTAACGTGTTTCTATTTTGTTGTACAGTTGTGTCGCCAACTCCACCTGCTACCCATAAACTACCATTACTAGCTACTGTTAAGCACTGGTTTTGAGAAAAAATGCCAGTACCATTAGCCGAATTAGTCCAGGTAATGCCATCGCTACTATAGGCTAATGGGTTATTTCCTATAAAATCGCCAACACCACCAGCTACCCATAAACTGCCATTCCAGGCTACTGTATTACATACGCCATTAAAAATAGTAGTATCACCATTAGAAGAATCTGTCCAAGTGATACCATCATTGCTATAGGCTAATAATGTGTCTGTACCTTCACCGCCGGCTATCCATAAAATACCATTCCAAGCTACTGTATTACAAATGCCGTTGCTGAAAATACCAGTACCATTAGATGAATCCGTCCAAGTTATACCATCACTACTATAGGCTAATGTGTTTGTTCCATTTCCACCAGCTACCATAAAATTTTCCGTTACATAAGATGATATGGATCCTGTAGAACCGGTGATACCTGTAGGACCTGTTATACCTGTTAAACCCGTAAGGCCAGTTAAACCTGTTAAGCCAGTTAAACCTGTAAGACCTGTGTCACCCGTTAAGCCCGTTAAGCCCGTTAAGCCCGTTAAGCCCGTTAAGCCTGTTAAACCTGTAAGACCAGTTAAACCAGTAAGACCCGTAAGACCTGTTTCACCTGTAAGACCCGTAAGACCTGTAAGACCAGTTTCACCCGTTAAACCTGTAAGACCTGTAGATCCAGAAACAGGTTGTCCTACTATACTATAACAAACTTCACTATTACTAATATCATAGTATAAGTAATTGCTCGTGCCGGTACGCCCTCGAATAGGGGCAACATAAAACGCGTTACTAGCATCTGAATCTAATACAGATCCTTTTGCATTCAAAATAATGGTGTTGGCATGCTGATTATTCGCTCCTGCTCCTTGACCAATAGCAATCGCATTATCTGATTGACCAGTATTACCTGCACTAGCACCAATCGCAATCGCGTTATTAGATTGATCAGCATTACCTGCAAATGAACCAATAGCAATCGCAGATGTTTTTTGATTATTCGCTCCTGCTCCTTGACCAATAGCAATTGTATAATTTGATTGACCAGTATTACCTGCTTCTTGACCAATCGCAATTGCATTATTAGATTGATCAGTATTACCTGCTGATTGACCAATCGCAATCGCATATGAATTTTGAT